TCAAAAAGAAGTTGATGGTTATGAACGTTTAAAAACAAAAGAATCAAATAAATTACCACAACCAACCGGATGGAGATTAGTTGTTCTGCCATTTAAAATGCCAGAAAAAACTAAAGGTGGATTATTTCTTGGACAAGATACACTTGAGAGACAACAAGTAGGTTCTACTTGTGGTCTTGTACTTGCTATGGGTCCACACTGTTATGATAAAGAAAAATTTCCAGAAGGTCCTTGGTGCAAGAAGGGTGATTGGGTGATCTTTGCACGTTATGCAGGATCACGAATACAAATTGACGGGGGTGAAGTTAGATTGCTAAATGATGATGAAGTATTAGCTACAATCGATAACCCTGAAGATATACTTCATCAATATTAACATAGGAAGGAGAACACTATGCAAGAAGAAAAAACTGTTGACATAGACACGTCTGGTCCTGATACTGAGGTATTAATAAACCAAGAGGAGTCTACTGACACAACACCAGTTGAATCAACTGAGACGAGCAGTCCTGAACCAGTGGAGCCCGTTGCGGAGGATAAGACTTTTGAAAATGAAAGAGAAACAAAACTTGAAGAGAAAGAATCGACAGAAGAAAAGAAAGACGAATTAAAAGAATACTCTGAAGGAGTACAAAGAAGAATAGCTAAATTAACCAAGAAATGGAGAGAAGCTGAGAGACAAAAAGAAGAGGCTGCTGATTTTGCAAAAGCGCAAATTAAGCTAAGAGAAGAAGCCGAAGCTAAAATCTCTAAACTTGAACCAGGATACTTACAATCTACAGAAGAGAGTATTGTATCAGGAGTACAAGCAGCACAAGCTAAACTTGCAGCAGCTAGAGAAGCACAAGACTTAACGGCTGAAGCAGAAGCTTTAACTGCTATATCTGAACTTGGTTATAAAAAAGCTAAACTTGCTGAGACGAAAGTCGCTCAAGAAGAGTTCAAAAAACAAAAAGAAGCACAACCAAAACCCGAAGTAAATCTTAATAGACAGACAGCTTCTCAAGGATCACCTGATCCCAAAGCTGAGCAATGGGCAGCTAAAAATACATGGTTTGGACAAGATACAGCCATGACTTATACTGCTTTTGATCTACATAAGAAACTTACAGAGGACGAAGGTTATGATCCACAGAGTGATGAGTATTATTCTGAAATAGATAAAAGAATAAGACTTGAATTCCCACAAAAATTCGGTAATAATACTGATACGGGAGAAAATACGGCCAAACCGGTGCAACAAGTAGCTTCAGCGAAGCGAAGCACAAATACTGGTCGCAAAAACACTGTGAGACTCACTTCATCACAGGTAGCAATCGCTAAAAAATTAGGAGTGCCACTTGAAGAATATGCGAAACAATTAAAAATCACGAAGGAGGTATAGCATATGGAAAACGATAAAAGAACTTCTCGTGCGAGTCAGACTAGAGAGAAAACTTCTAAACCAAAAGTCTGGACTCCACCGTCATCTTTAGATGCACCCCCTGCGCCAACAGGATTTCAACACAGATGGCTACGGGCTGAATCATTAGGATTCAATGACTCTAAGAATATTCAAGGTCGATTAAGATCTGGATATGAATTAGTAAGATCAGATGAATATCCTGACTCAGACTACCCAGTTGTTGAAGATGGTAAATACAAGGGAGTGATCGGAGTTGGTGGCCTTGTGCTGGCAAGGGTACCGGTTGAGATCGCAAAATCGCGTTCTGAGTATTATGCAAAAATGCATGATGACAAAGTTAAAGCGGTTGATTCTGATCTCATGAAGGAACAGCACCCCGACATGCCTATCAATATTGATAGACAGTCACGTGTAACCTTCGGTGGCTCAAAGAAATCCTAAAAAGAATTCTTAACCATCAAAGGATAAACTAAAAATGTCTATAAGGAGGACACAACTATGGCAAATAAAGACGCAGCGTTCGGTTTAAAACCGATCGGAAAAGTTGGTCAGAATAGAGATTCTCAAGGTTTATCCGAATATAGCATCGCAGCAAGTTCTACAGCGATTTACTTCAATGACCCAGTAAAAATGGCGTCAACTGGAGAAGTTCAAGTAGCAGCAGCTGGTAATGTACTATTAGGATCGCTTGGAGGAATTTTCTTCACTGACGCTTCAACAAGCAAGCCTACTTATGCGAATCATTTAGATGCATCTAACACTGCAACAGACATTGTTGGATTCATATCTGATGACCCGTATGAAAGGTTTGAAGTACAAACAAACAACGCAGGCGCTTCTGAGCAAACTGATATTGGTAATGTAGCTGATATTGAGTACACAGCAGGAAGTTCACCTGATTACGTTTCAAAAGTAGAACTAGATAATGGTGATCTAGCGACTTCTGATGGCCAATTAAAAATAATTGGTGTTTCAAAAGATCCAGATAACAATGAAATCGGTTCTGCAAATGTAAACTTCGTTGTTACAATTAACGAACACTTCTTGAAACAAGAAGCGGGCGTATAATAGAATAGGAGTATAAAACTATGGCGATAAGTAGAGGACAACTAGTCAAAGAACTAGAACCAGGGTTGAATGCACTATTCGGCCTTGAATATAAACGTTATGAGAATCAGCATGCTGAAATATACACTACTGAATCTTCAGACAGAGCGTTTGAAGAAGAAGTTATGTTATCAGGTTTTGCTCAAGCTCAAGTTAAACCAGAAGGTAGTGGAGTTGTTTTTGACAATGCTCAAGAAACTTACACTGCGAGATACAGCCACGAAACTGTAGCTCTTGCTTTTGCAATAACTGAAGAAGCTATTGAGGATAACTTGTATGACAGACTTGCTAGTAGATATACAAAAGCATTAGCTAGATCTATGGCGAATACTAAACAAGTCAAATCTGTTAATCCACTGATTAACGGTCTACCATCTGGAAGCTTTACTTCAGGTGATGGTGTTAGTTTATTTAACACATCTCACCCGACTGTTTCTGGAACTGTATCTAATACATTAAGTACAGCGGCTGACTTGAACGAAACTTCATTAGAGCAGTCATTAATTGACATCGCTGCAATGACAGACGAAAGAGGTCTGAAAATTGCTGCAAGAGGTGTTAAAATGATTATCCCTTCTGAGCTTCAGTTCACAGCTGAGAGATTAATGAAATCTCAAGGTAGAGTTGGAACAGCAGATAACGATGTAAATGCAATCGTGTCTATGGGTATGATCCCACAAGGTTACAGAGTTAATAACTTTTTAACTGACACAGATGCGTTCTACATCATTACTGATGTACCTAACGGCATGAAGTATTTCGAAAGATCACCTATCAAAACTGCAATGGAAGGTGACTTTGATACTGGTAACGTAAGATACAAAGCTAGAGAAAGATACAGCTTCGGCGTGTCTGACTTCAGAGGTATCTTTGCATCACCAGGTGCTTAATATCTAAATTTTTGTGGCGGGACATTGTTCCGCCACAATTACAAAATAGAAAGAAAAACCATGAAAAAATTTATAGTTACAATAAACGCATACGATCACTACGCAAAATTTGAAGTGTTATCTAACGATGACCCTATTTCCCTTGAACAAGCTATAGTTGACAAACTAGGAGTAAATGATATAAAATGGGAATATGTCGGAGCAAATGTATATGCTTCAGACAGATATAGAATAACCTATGAGGAGGTTATAAATGACGATGCAAACGCACATCCAGGATCTCTACAAAGAGAAGGAAACCCTGGACCTGAAATGGAAGCAAGAGCATCTTAACGAGGGTAGATATACTCTCAATATGGTAAGGATCGATGACCAAGTCAGAAAGATCGTTCAACATATAAAAGCTGCAGAGGCCAAACAAGCTCATTTGCAGAATAAAGTTGATGCCATTGCTCCACAAGTTTCTGTAGCTACTTAATAAAAAGCTACATCGTTGGAAAAAAATCACTCCACATTACAGGCTCTCTTGCACTCTACTAAAAACTAGTATATAAAAAACTCACTATACAATTAATTAGAACATAGACCCGTATAGTGGACGGCCTAGAGACTATGTTCGGAAAACTAGGAGGATACAATTATGGCTTCAACAACGTTTAACGGACCGGTACGTTCGGAAAAAGGTTTCCAAGTAGCAACTAAAAATGCTACTACGGGAGCAATCACAACTAGAATGAGTTCAGGTATGCCTGACTTAACTGGTTTATCGGTATCAGATGTAGCAACAGCTACTAGTATTACACTAGCAGCAGACACTATTTCTATAGTTAACTACACAGGTGCAGCAGCTGCAACTTGTACATTACCTGCAGCAACAGCAGGAACAGTTGTAGTTTATGCGCAAGCGATTGACACAACTGGTGGAACAGCAGTATTAACTTTTGATGCAGCAGGTTCTGATGTTTGGGCAACTGGTTCTGTAATTGAATCAAGAGGTTCAAGTGAAGTAACTTTTGATACTTCAGCAGCAGGTGAAACTAAATTAACTTTTACACCAGCTAACGCAACAACAAATTTGTTGACTGTTGGTGGACAGATTGCTTTCATTTGTTATGAAACAGGCACGTGGCACATTGCAACATCATTAGCTAGAGAAACAACTCAAGTTACTGGTGTATTCGCATTTGCATCGTAATAATTAATTAATGTGGGGCTTCGGCCCCACATAATTTTAAGGAGAACAAAAATTATGAAGGGTGACGTAAAAGCAGTTAGAGTTTCAGCGACAGGAGCAGTTTTTGCTGGCAGAACAAGATTAAGAGGAATGATTTTAGCTTCTGATGGATCTGGAGCTGGATCAATAACTTTGCAAGACAACACTGATAGCACAACTTTATTTCAAGGAGATTGTCCTGAAGGTGATGTTTTTTCATTTAACATACCTGAAGATGGAATTTTATTTCCAGGTGGAATGAAAGTTTCTGCAATTGCTAATTTAGTAGGCGCAACATTATTGATTGATAAGTAGGAGGTTAAATGGCTAACACTACCTCTGGAACAGTTGTATTTGATAAAAATTTTTCTATAGATGAAATCATAGAAGATGCTTATGAACGAATAGGTTTTCAAGGCGTATCTGGTAATCAGTTACGTAGTGCAAGACGTTCATTAAATATAATGTTTCAAGAATGGGCAAATAGAGGACTTCATTATTGGGAAGTTGCAAACAATAATATTACTTTAGTTGCTGATCAAGCAGTATACACAATGTTTAGATCAACAGGTGATGGCACATCTGATGCCACAGCTGTTTATGGAGTGGACGATGTATTGGAAGCTTCTTTTAGAAATTCAAACGTTGACACACCTTTAACAAAAATAAATAGATCTAGTTATCAAGCATTATCTAATAAAACATCCACAGGACAACCTACTCAGTATTTTGTACAGAGATTTATTGATAAAGTTACAATTACTTTGTACTTAACTCCTGGTTCTGATCAAGCAGGTAAATTTATAAATTACTATTATGTAAAAAGAATTCAAGACGTAGGTGATTATACGAATGCAACAGACGTACCATATAGATTTGTACCATGTATGGTTTCTGGATTAGCATATTATTTATCACAAAAATTTAATCCACAACTCGTTCAACAAATGAAACTTTTGTACGAAGATGAATTAAATAGAGCATTACAAGAAGATGGTTCTTCTTCAAGTTCTTACATAACACCTAAAACTTATTATCCAAATGTCTAAATTATCTAGAGGAAAATACGCACAAGCAATATCAGATAGATCAGGAATGGCTTTTCCATACAACGAAATGGTAAGAGAATGGAATGGTTCTTTGGTGCATGTTTCAGAGTTTGAGGCTAAACAACCACAATTAGAGCCAACTAGATTTTCAGGAGATCCTGAAGGATTATCTAATGCAAGACCAGCTAGAACAGAGCCAGCAACACAAAATTTATTACCAAGCAATCCATTTAGTTTAACAAGTGGATCTGCAAATGTTACAGTGACAGAACCAAATCACGGTCGATCAAATAGTGACACTGTTAGATTTAGAAATGTAGATGGAAGTCCTGGAGGACTAGCATTTACAGTATTTGAAAATAGTTCAGGATTTAGTATAAGTAGTGTAACAACTAATACTTATGTATTTAACTGTGGCTCTAGTGCTACAGTAACAGAAAAATCAGGAGGAGACTTTGTTACAGCAGGACCTGTAACACAGCAAGCATAATGGCAGGATTTACTTACGATAATTTAGTAACTGATATTAGAAACTACACGGAAGTAGATGCTAATGTATTAACTGCAGCTATTGTTAATAGAATTATTGAAGATTCAGAATTTAGAATATTAAGAGATGTACCAATCGATGCTTATAAAAAAGAATCAATTGGTAGTTTGGTAGTTGGACAAGAAACAATAAATGTTCCTGCTAAAACTTTATTTGTAAAAAGTATTCAAGTATATGATTCTACATCAGCTACTACAGGTGCAAACACCTTTTTAGAAAAAAAAGATATGTCATATTTACAAGAATATGTACCATCAACAGAGTCTACAAAAAGAGGAAAACCAAAATACTACGCTATGTTTGGTGGTGCAACAGGTGTAAGTGATACTACGTCAGGTAGATTAGCTTTAGCCCCTGTTCCAGATGCTACTTATAAATTTAAAATTCATTATGAAGCTATTCCTGATGGATTATCTAGCTCAAATACAACAACTTATATAAGTCTGTACTTTCCAAATGGCTTATTATATGCATGTCTTGTGGAGGCATATGGGTTTTTAAAAGGACCTATAGATATGTTGACACTATACGAAAATAAGTATAAACAAGAAGTAGAGAAGTTTGCTGCAGAACAACTCGGTAGACGTAAAAGAGACGACTACACAGACGGAACTGTACGTATACCTATACCTTCAGCAAAACAGTAGGAGATAAATTATGGCAATATCATCGGCAATTTGTAACAGCTTTAAACAAGAGATTTTAGTTGGAACACATAATTTTACTGCGTCTAGTGGTAATACTTTTAAGATAGCTTTGTACACAAGTTCTGCATCTTTAGGTGCAAGCACAACTGCTTATTCAACATCAAACGAAATATCAAATACATCAGGATCTGCATACTCTGCAGGAGGAGCAACTTTAACAAGTGTTACTCCAACTTTAGATGGTTCAACTGCGGTTTGTGATTTTGCAGACGTAAGTTTTACTTCTGCTTCTTTTACAGCTAATGGTTGTTTAATTTACAATGATACACAATCTGACAAAGCTGTTGCTGTCATCGCTTTTGGTGGTGATAAAACAGTTTCTTCTGGAACATTCACAATTCAATTTCCAACAGCAGACGCAAGTAACGCAATCATTCGTATAGCGTAAGGAGGGTCAAGTGCCCGACGTTACTTCAGGATGGGGCCGATTAACCTGGGGACAGGCTAATTGGAATAGTGCTACAACTTTAAAAACAGGTTGGGGTGCACAAGCCTGGAGTGGTGAAGGTGGTTGGGGAGATCTTTCTGATCAAACAATTACACTCGATGGTCAATCTGCAACAACAAGTCTTGGATCTTCTTCAATACGATTAGATTCTACTCCAACTATTACAGATCAAGAAATAACATCTTCTCTTGGTTCCTCTTCAGTACAAGTAGATTTTTCAGGAACTTTAACAGGTCAAGAAGCAACATCTTCTGTTGGTTCTTTAGTAACTAAAGTAAGTTATGAATTATCTGGTCAATCAGCTACTTCATCCACGGGCTCTTTAACAACAGAAGTTGCATATACAATATCAATTGGAGCTGGTTCAAGTGATTTTATACAATCTAGACATGGCAGTGTTAGTGTTGCTTTAGAAGAAATTGTGGTTCCAACAGGTCAAGAAGCAACTTTTGCAACACCTACATTATCTTATACAGGAACTTTAGTTGGTTGGGGTAGAGATGAATGGGGTGATTTAAGTTGGGGTGAATCGCCAAATCAAGTTATAGGTTTAGTAGGTCAACAATTAACTTCTAGCATTGGATCTCCTACATTACAGTTTACATATGAACTATCAGGTCAAGAGGCTACAACAAGTATTGGAAGTCCTACCGTTGTATTAAGTCCAACTATTAGTGTTGAAGGTGTATCAGCTACATCAAGTCAAGGAGCTTTAGGTTTAGAGTTTGGTCCAGCTGGTGCAGTATCCGGAGTATCTTCTACATCAGCTATAGGATCTGTAGGTTTAGAATTTGGTCCAGCAGAAATAACAGGTGTTTCTGCAACAACAAGTGTTGGCTCTATAGAAATCGGAAGCGTAGAACTTATAAATGTTACTGGTGTTTCTGCAACTTTAACTGTAGGATCTATAGCACCTGCCGATGTTATGGGGTTAACTGGTCAAGCAGCTACCACAGCCACAGGTTCTTTTACCGTTGCGGATGTAGTTCAAGGTTTAAATTTAGATCAAATTACATCAAGTACAGGACTTATTGGAATACAAGGATTTGCCCCTATAGATACAGGGTCAAATACTTCTTATAGCAATGTTTCTACAGGTAGCAATTCAAGCATTGCAGCAGTTGACACTGGAAGCAATACATCGTATAGTGATGCTTCAACAGGATCGAACAGTTCGATTTCTGATGTTGCAACTGGATCAAATACAAGTTATAGTGACGTCGCATAGGAGATAAATTTATGGCATCAACATATACACCTCTTGGTGTTGAACTAATGGCAACTGGTGAAAATGCCGGTACATGGGGAACTAAAACTAATAATAATTTAAGTCTAATCGCAGAATTAACTGGTGGTTTTGCACAAGTATCAATTGCTGGTGGTGCACAAACTACAGCACTAACAGTGGTCGATGGTGCTACTACTGGTACAGCTCAAAGAAGAATGATTGAGTTCACAGGTACAATTTCAGGAAATCAAATTGTTACAATTCCAAATGATGTAGAAACTTTTTACATTTTAAGAAATTCAACTTCAGGATCTCACACAGTTCAATTTAAATATGCAACTGGTTCAGGATCTACATTTACTTTTTCAGCATCAGATAAAGGTGATAAAATAGTTTTCGCTGCAGCTGATGATGGTACAAATCCAAATATAAAAACTCTTGCAATCGGAACAGGAATTTCTGCTGTTGTTGATGATACGACTCCACAATTAGGTGGTAATCTTGATATGAATGGTAGTGACATTGTTACTACTTCAAATGCAAATATTGATTTAAATCCAAATGGAAGTGGTGTTGTTAATCTTGTAGGTAATTCTACAAGAGCTGCTACACTTAGATTTAATGAAGATACAGATGATGGGTCTAATTATATTGAGCTAAAAGCCGGCACAATAGGCTCTAATTTATCGTTTACTTTACCTACAGCAGATGGTAGTAGTGGACAAGCTTTAGTAACAGATGGCTCAGGCGCCCTGTCGTTTTCTACTGCAGGAATTACAACAGGAAAAGCTATTGCAATGGCAATCGTTTTCGGTTAAAAGGAGTAAATTATGGCAAACCCAAATATAGTAAATGTAACATCGATTGTAGGTGGTAATCTCGGATTTAATTTATCCGCTACTACTACAGCTACTTTATTAACAGTAGACTCAGACAAAATTTTAAAAATAAACAGAATTACAGTTGCTAATGTCGATGGCACAAACGCAGCAGATTTAGATTTATTTGTTGATGGTTTAACAACTGCAGGTGCTTCAGGAATTACACCAACAGGTGCTGACGCAACAGTTTATTTAGCAAAAACAGTTTCAGTTCCAGCTGACGCAACGTTAGTTATACTGGATACACCTATCTATCTTATGGAAGGTGATATATTAAAAGGCGGAGCAAGTGCTGCTTCGGATCTAGACTTATTCATATCATATGAAGTGTTAGACGACGCGTAGGAGGTTTTATAGGCTATGGCAAATGGCGGAATAATAGGACCAACAAACTTAACGTCTTTTGGAAAATGTAAAGTTACAACTAAAACTGCAAGCACGTCACCTAGTGCACTTACAACTCAACCAGGAACTAGACTAGCTCGAGTATTATTAGTAGCTGGTGGTGGTGCTGGTGGTGGAGATGGCGGTGGCGGTGGTGGTGCCGGTGGTGTCATATGTCAAGAAATTCCTGTATCAGGTGGATCACCTTTAGGAGCTTTAGTTATTGGAGGTGGTGGTGGCGAAACTCCTGCATGTAATGAAGGTAATGATGGAAATCCCTCAACTTTAGTAGTTGGTTCCACAACTTATACAGCAGTCTTTGGTGGTGGCGGTGGAAAAAATCAATCAGGAAACGCAGGTGGATCTGGTGGTGGTGGTGAAGGTTCTGGAAGTTCAGGCGGAGCAGGAACTGCATGTCAAGGTAACCCTGGTGGTGATGTCGTCAGTCCCGTGCCAGCAGATACTGGAGCTGGAGGCGGTGGTAAAAGTGCAGCAGGTGGTGACACAGCTGCGCCAAACACAGCAGGAGCTGGAGGAGCAGGTTTAACAATTTCATCTATATATCCAGGATCACCCATATCTGCAGTCGGTGGTGGCGGCGGTGGTGGTAATAATTCTGGTGGACCAGGAGGAGCTGGAGGAGCTGGTGGTGGAGGAGCTGGCGCTGGAGCTGGTGCTAGTCCAGGCACAGGAACTGCAGGAGGAACTAACACAGGTGGTGGCGGTGGTGGTGCTGGCGCAGGTGGACCAACATCAAAAGGTGCTGCAGGTGGACCAGGTTTTTTTGCAATGAAAGAATTAAATAAAGCGTCAGGAGTTTGGTCAATGTCCGAACAACTTGATGCTATAAAAGATGGAACATGGGTTAAAAGACCTAATGTTACAGTAAATTATTTAGTGGTAGCAGGAGGTGGTGGTTCAAGAAGTTTTTCTGATACATCAGCAGGAGGAGGTGCTGGAGGTTATAGGGCATCAGGATTTGGTCCTTCACCTTTACAAGGCTCAGCTTTAGAACTTTATACAGGAGATTATACAGTTACAGTCGGTGGTGGTGGATCTAAAGGTTCACAAGGTGAAAGTTCAACATTTGATAGTATTACATCTGCTGGAGGTGGAACTGCTGATAGTCCTAAAGATGGTGGATCAGGTGCTGGAGATGGTGGATCAGGTAATACTCCACCAACAGATCCACCTCAAGGTAATGATGGTGGAAACAGTGGAGGTGGTGGAGCTGGTGGAGCTGGTAGTGATAGACCTAGTCCTTCACAAGGTGGTCAAGGTGGAGCAGGAGTACCAAATTTAATTAACTGTGGTGGTACACCTTTTTCAAGAACAGTATTTGCAGGTGGTGGAGCTGGTGGAGCTGATCCTCCAGGTAGTTCACCACAACCAAATCCAACGGGCGCTCCTGGTGGAGGAGGTCAAGGTGGTGCTAGAGGTAATGATAGTTCAACTGATGGAGCAACTAATTCTGGTGGAGGAGCTGGAGGACAAGGAGCAAATTTATCAGGTCAATCTGGTGGACCAGGATTTGTGGCTGTAAGAGTTCCAGGTTCTTTTTCTTTATCTGTAAGTCCTGGCACAAACGCAACCGCAACTCACCCAGGTGGAGATAAGATAGCTACATTTACTGTATCTGGAACGTTGACAATAAGTTAATTTTAAAATAATATTAAAATATTTAAGGAGTAAAAATATGGCACATTTTGCAGAATTAAAAGCAATGACAGATCCTACAGGATTTACGTCAGATTCACATCAAGTAGTACAAAGAGTTGTAGTTGTAGGAAACGATTGTGTTCCTTCAGACATGCATCCAGATGGAGAAACATGGTGTGTTAATTTTTTTAGAGGTGGAATTTGGAAACAAACTTCTTACAATCATAATTTTAGAAAACAATATGCAGGAAAAGGATACGTTTATGATCCTATAAAAGATAAATTTTTAACTCCACAGCCTTTTGCTTCATGGTCACTAGATGATAATGATGATTGGCAAGCACCAAACGCTCGTCCATCTATTACAGATGATGGTCAAGAAACACCAGAGTGGTATTACACAATTTATTGGAACGAAACAAAATACAACGCTGACAACACTAAAGGTTGGGAAGCGACTAAATCAAACGACGACTCGGAAACACCTACCAAATACGATTGGAATGGCACAGCTTGGGTGTCCGAATAGGAGGACACTTAAATGCCTAGATCAAAATCAGGCTCATTAAACGGTGGAATAATTGGAAAAAAGAATTTAGCTTCTTTTGGAAAAGATGTTGTTACTGCCAAAACATCTACAGGAAATGTTTGTCTTCAATCAGGAACAAGAATAGTTTCTGTTGCAGTTGTTGGTGGTGGAGGTGGTGTTGGTGGTGGAGGTGGTGGTTTTAGATTATTAGAGTCAGTAACTGCTGAAGGAACGATTCCAGTTACAATAGGTGGTGGAGGAAGTGGTGCACCAAGTCCATCTGGACCAGGTAGTGGTTTAAGAGGAAATGATACAGTATTTGGAAGTGCAACTCAACCCATAACAAGTTCAGGAGGTGGTACAGGTAATCCACCTGCTACTGGGCCAGGAGGTTCAGGTGGAGGAACATATTCTACAAATCCAAAAGGAACAGGTAATGTAGGAGGTTTTGATCCACCAGAAGGAAACCCTGGAGGATGTGGAGTTGCTTGTGGTAATGGCGGTGGAGGTGGAGCAGCAGCTGCTGGCTCTAACGCAACTTCTTCCGGTCCAAATGCTAGAGGTGGTGCAGGAGGAGCAGGTTCTCCAATAGCACCTATTTTTGGATCAGCCCCACAACCAATTTATATTTCAAATGTTTCTGGAAACGGACCTACAGCTTGTGGACATTTCTCAGGTGGTGGAGGTGGTGGAGGTAGAGGATCTTCTCCTAACTCCGGTGCCGATGGAGCAGGCGGAATAGGTGGAGGATCTGCTGGAATGAGAGGTCCAGGAACAATAGCAAATGCAACTGCTAATTCTGGTGGTGGCGGAGGCTCATCAGTTTTTTGTACAGTTGGTGGTCAAGGTGGATCTGGTTTTGTTGCAGTGAAAGAATTAAACAAAGCAAGTGGTGTGTGGTCAATGCAAAGTCAATTTCAAGCTATATCTAATGGTACATGGCCTGATGGCGCTGTCACTTTAGGTGTAGATGTCAATTATTTAGTTGTTGGTGGTGGAGGTGGTGGTGGTAAAGCCTGTGCTAGAGCATCTGGTGGTGGAGGAGCTGGAGGTTACAGAGCTTCTGGTTTTGGACCTAGTCCACTTAGAGGATCAGCTTTATCAAGTTTAACAACAGGAACTTATACAATTACAGTCGGTGGTGGTGGATCAGCTGGTCAATACGCTGTGCAAGCAGGAAGTGGTGAAGATTCAACTTTTTCAACAATTACATCCGCTGGAGGTGGAGGTGGTGGTTCAGAACAAGGTTGTGTTAGAATTGGTGTAGCTGGTGGTTCTGGTGGAGGTGGTGCTGGAGCCGCTATTCCAGGTAATGTAGTTCCTGGAGGAGCAGGTAATACTCCACCAACAGATCCACCTCAAGGTAAAGATGGAGGTAATGCTTTTTTAACAAACGGACCACAATCTGCTGGTGGTGGAGGAGGTGGTGCAACTGCCGCTGGATCAAATGCATCACCTGGTGATAGTGGTAACGGAGGTGCTGGAGCACCAAATACAATTTTAGGACCTGATACTTCTTATGCTGGCGGTGGTGGTGGAGCACAAGGTGATGATGGTGGACCAGTTGGTAGTGGTGGAGCTGGTGGTGGAGGAGCAGGAGGAGATGACGGCCAAGGAACAGCAGGTACAGCAAATACTGGTGGTGGGGCAGGTGGAACATCTCATCAGCCATCTGCTGCAGTAGCTGGTGGATCAGGTATTGTTGTTGTTAGAGCACCTAGTGCAGTAACTTTTGCAGTCACTCCTGGATGTAATACAGCTTCAAGTCACCCTGGCGGAGATAAAATAGCTAAGTTCATAGTTTCAGGAACATTGACTATTACTAAATAAATGTTATAAAAAGTTCATAAAGACATATGAACCTTGCAAACTATTATTGGTATTTTCAATCAGCCATACCTTCTCGTATATGTGATGATATTGTAAAATATGGTCAACAACTTCAAGATCAAATGGCAGTCACTGGTGGTTATAGTCATGGTAAAAAATTAAATCAAAAACAAATAAAAGATTTAAAAACAAAAAGAGATTCAAACATTGTTTGGATGAACGATAGATGGATTTACAAAGAAATACATCCCTATGTTAATCTAGCAAATCAAAGTGCAGGTTGGAATTTTGAATGGAATTGGTCTGAATCTTGTCAATTTACAAAATATAAAAAAGGTCAATACTATGATTGGCACTGTGATAGTTGGGACAAACCTTATTGGAGAGAAAATCAAAACGATCCAACAAATGGTAAGATAAGAAAATTATCAGTAACAGTAACTTTATCAGATCCAAAAGATTATAAAGGTGGTGAGTTAGAATTTGATTTTAGAAATTTAGATCCTGATAAAAAACCCAATATTAAAAAATGTAAAGAAATATTACCTAAAGGATCTTTGGTTGTATTTCCATCATTTGTGTGGCACAGAGTGTGTCCAGTTAAAAGTGGAGAACGTAACAGTTTGGTGATCTGGAATTTAGGATGGCCTTTCAAATAATAAAAATAAAAAATACTAAAATGTTAAATAAAATTATTTCTGACATAAAGAAAGCTAAAAAATCAAAAGAAACAACTAATGTAAAAGCAAAAAGAACAGATTGGAAATCTCTGTTAAAAGAAAATTCAATTAAATACTTTTTAGATAAATATCTAACAAACTATTTTATATATGAAATATGGGGAAATATATATAAAGAAAAAGATTACGTTCTTGAGCATGACCATATTAATACAAGTCCACATATGTACTTTGATACATGTGGAGTTTTATTCTTAACTAATACAAAAACACCTTTAAATTTTACAAGTATGTTAAAAAAACATTTAGGTAAAAAAGGAGATTTATTATTATTTAAACCAAATGAATTGCATTCTGTAGATAAAGTGATAGACAAAGAGAGAATAACTTTAAGTTTTAATGGAAGGATGAAAGAAGAATATGAAAAAGAAAAAAACTAAAAAACAAAAAACATTAGCTTTTCCAAAACAATTACAATTAGAACAATATTTTTCATCACCTATATGGTGGGCTGATGAACCTAGTTTTGTTGATAAATTAAACAAAGCATCAGATCCATACATTGAAGCATCTAAGAAAAATTTAAAACCAACTATTGATAAACGTAATAAAAAGTTTGGTAATAAAGGTGACATGGGTCATGTATTTCATTCTACAAGTTTGATCGGTGATCCTAATTTTTTAGAATTACAAAATTATGTAGGTGCAACCGCACATAACTTATTAAATGAAATGGGTTTTGATTTAACAACCTATCAAATATTTACTACAGAATTATGGGTACAAGAGTTCGCTAAAAAAGGTGCAGGGCACCATACATTACATACGCATTGGAATGGTCACATATCAGGATTTTATTTTTTAAAAGCTTCAGAGGCAACATCAATGCCTTTATTTGAAGATCCTAGAGCAGGCAATGTTATGAATCTTTTACCAGAAAAAGATAAAACAAAAGTAACCATTGCATCTACACAAATAAATTATAAAGTTAAACCAGGTAGAATGATATTCTTTCCATCATACTTACCTCATCAATATACTGTTGATATGGGTTATGAACCATTTAGGTTTATACATTGGAATTGTCAGGCTATACCAAAAGGAGTGTTAAATGTCGTTTAAAAAAAATAAATATAGTGTTTTAAAAGGAGCTATTTCAAAAGAGTTAGCTGACTTTGTATACAAATACTTTCTAAACAAAAGAAACGTTGCAAGAGTATTATTTGATCAAAGGTATATGTCACCATTTACAACTGAATTTGGTGTATGGAATGATGAACAAGTACCTAATACTTATTCTCATTATGCAGATATAGCTATGGAAACTTTATTGCAAGAAGTAAAACCTGTTATGGAAAAACATACAGGATTAAAATTATCTGAAACCTATTCTTATGCAAGAATATATAAAAACGGAGATGTTTTAGCTAGACACAAAGATAGATATTCATGTGAAATATCTACCACATTAAACTTAGGTGGCGATCCATGGCCTATCTATCTTGATCCTACAGGTAAAAAAGGTCAAGCAGGTATTAAAGTAGATCTTAAACCAGGTGATATGTTGATTTATTCTGGATGTGATTTAGAACATTGGCGAGATGAGTTTAAAGGTAAGGATTGTGGTCAAGTATTTTTACACTACAATAAAGCTAACTCAAAAACAGCTAAAGAAAATGCATTAGATAAAAGACCTTTACTCGGTTTACCAAGTTGGTTTAAAGGTAAGAAGTTGACTATATCTAAAAAATAGTCTATAAATTAGACTGGTACGGGAGTTCCACCACACCACAACTCCCGTGCTTTTACTCTGTTCATTAAGTAATAAATTTGGTATACATGGATTTATTATGTTACAAAAGATAGGTTTTCAGCCAGGTTTTAATAAACAAATTACAGAAACCACAGCCGAAGGACAATGGGTTGATGGTGATAATGTGAGGTTTAGATATGGTACACCTGAAAAAATAGGTGGTTGGTCACAATTGGGTGAAGATAAAATGACTGGTGCAGCAAGAGCTTTGTTTCATCTAGTCAATAAATCAGGTAACAAATTTGCAATCATAGGAACTAACAGAATTTTATACGCTTACACAGGTGGTGTTTTCTATGACATACACCCTATCAAAACTACAACCACATTAACGAATGCATTTACTACAACGAATGGTTCTACATCAGTTACTATAACATTTAGTGGAGATCATGGAATTACAGCTAATGATATTATCTTGTTAGATAATTTTACAACAATTACAAACTCTGATTACGTTGCAGCTGATTTTAATGATAAAACATTTATGGTTACATCTGTGCCATCATCTACAACTTTAACAATTACAATGCCATCAGCAGAGACAGGTTCTGGAGCAACAACATCAGGTGGCATTAGAGTTCAACATTATTATCCAGTTGGTCCTGCAGAACAATTACCTGGTTTTGGTTGGGGACTTGGTCAATATGGTGGAACAGTATCTGGAGAAGCAACAACAACTTTAAATGGTGCTTTGTTAGATGACACAGCAGGTACAGGTGGATCTGGAACTTCAATTACAATAACAGATGGATCTCTGTTTCCAGATACAGGGACCAACTTTATACAAGTTGGTAATGAAGAGATATCTTATACAGGTAGAAGTGGAAACACTTTAACAGGAATTACAAGAGCGGTAAGGGGATCAACAAGATCTTCACACTCTGATGGTGCAACAGTTACAAATAGTTCTGACTACATTGCATGGGGTGAAGCTGCATCTGGTGACTTGGTTGTTGATCCAGGTTTATGGAGTATTGATGGTTTTGGTACAAAAGTTATTGCACTTATACATAATGCAGAAGTTTTTGAATGGGACGCTGATGCATCTAATGCTGTTCAAAACAGAGCTACAATTATATCAGGTGCACCAACTGCATCACGTGATATGTTAGTATCTACACCTGATAGACACTTAGTATTCTTTGGAACAGAAACAACCATTGGCGATACATCAACACAAGATGAAATGTTTATAAGATTCTCAGATCAAGAAGATATTAATACTTATACACCTACAGCAACTAACACAGCTGGTACACAAAGACTAGCTGATGGATCTAAGATTATGGGTGCAGTTAGAGGTAGGGATGCAATCTATGTTTGGACAGATACGTCATTATTTACAATGCGTTTTGTCGGATCACCTTTTACTTTTGGTTTTGCACAGGTTGGTACAAACTGTGGATTAATTGGACAGAATGCTGCAATTGAGGTTGATGGTGCTGCATATTGGATGTCAGAAAATGGTTTCTTTAAATACGCTGGTAATCTAGAATCTTTATTATGTTTAGTAGAAGACTTTGTATATAATGATTTAAATACAACTGCAGGTCAATTAATTAATGTAGGTTTAAATAATTTGTTTGGTGAAATAACTTGGTTCTATTGCACAGAAAGTTCTACAATTATAAATAGATGCGTAACTTATAATTACTTTGATTCTAGTCCACAAAGACCTGTATGGACCACGGGAACTTTAGCAAGAGGAACATGGCAAGACTCATCAGTATTTGGTTTACCACATGCAACTTCTTACGATGCAGATAGTAATGCTTCTTATGATGTAGTTGGTAATACTGATGGCTGTACAACATATTTTGAACATGAAAAAGGAACCGATGAAACATTAGCAACAGGTGTTAATGCAATTACTTCTAATATTGAATCTGGAGACTTTGATATTACAGCACAAAGATCCGCGCTAGGTGGATCAACAGGAATGGCATCATTTAGAGGAGATGGTGAGTTTATTATGAAAATTAGAAGATTTGTACCTGACTTTATATCACAAACAGGAAACACACAAATAACTTTACAATTACGTAATTATCCAAACGATAGTTATGCAAGTTCATCATTAGGTCCCTTTACAATTAGCTCATCTACTAGTAAAGTAGATACTCGTGCAAGAGCTAGAGCAGTGTCTTTAAAAATAGCAAATACAGCAACATCTCAAAGCTGGAAACTTGGTACGTTTAGATTAGATATACAACCGGATGGAAGAAGATAATGGCTAAAATAGTTCAAGTATTAACAAGACCTAGTAAAGAATATTCTCAACAAGTCGCTGACTCACAAGTTAGGGACTTGGATGCTGTAATAGAAAAATTAAACACTACGTTTCAACAAGATTTAAAGGATGAGGTAGAAGCACAAAACTTCTTTTTAAACTAATGGCAAATACTTTTTTAAATGCAAAATCAGACCTGACTACAACAAACTTAACCACTGTATATACAGTGCCATCTGCAACCACTGCTGTTATTAAGTCTATATTGGTATCAGAAGATGCAGGATCAGGAACTACAATTGATGTAACTTTGGTTGATGCATCAAGCAACATATTTAGTTTGTTTAAAGCTAAAGCTGTTGGATCAAATACAACAGTAGAATTATTAACTCAACCCTTAATATTAGAAGAGAGTGAAGCTTTAAAAGTACAAGCTGCTCAAGCTAATGAATTGCATGTAGTAGCTTCAATATTAGAGGTAAAACCAAGACAGGTAGTAACATAATGATAGAACTAAAACCAGAAAAGATAATAGAAACAATTAGTAACTTAAAAACAGGTGAAGTATATAAGAATGACGAGGAATGGAAGGCTAAACAAGTTCCTGAAAAGGACATAAGAAGAGATGTAAAAGTCATTATGCCAAGCCTTGATATTTTTGGAAAAACAAAATAAGATAGGAGATTATGCCAATTTCTAGAGGACAAATGCCCAGACAATTATACGGATTAGGAAGCTTTGTTAAGTCTATCGGTAAAGGAATTAAAAAAGCTGTAAAAGGTGTTACAAGCACTGTCAAAAAAAATCCAATGTTAGCTTTAGCTGCTTTAAATTTTGCACCTATGTTAGGTGGAGCTAAACCTTTTATTGGTTTAGGTGGTTTAACAGGAAGTAAAGCTACTTTAGGTTTACCTAGTTTTCTTAGTAATGTAATACCTGAAAGTTTTGGAGGTAAAGCAGCTTTAGGTATAGCAGGAGCATCGGCTATAGGTGGTATGCTTACTGCAAAAGCACAAGAAGATGTTGAAGCATTAAGACAATCTGGAGATAGAGGGTTATTACAAGGTTATTTAAGAAGATATTATGGTAACTTAAATCCACGTGCATCTGCAGAAGAA